TCATGGATACGTTTGAAGCCGCAAATTTTAAAGGTAAGTATCCTGGTAAAGGCGTTAAAAAAATGGTTGAAGTTGAAGATTTGCCGGATGATGGAAATAGCCCGGAATTTTACATTTGTAATATGTGCGGAAAGCAAGAAACAACGGGAAAGAAATTGTTCGAACATTTAAAAGCGCATCGGCCCGAAGATGAAAAAGAAGAAGTAGTTGGAGAAGTAAAACCGATAAAGCGCGGTCGTGGCAGACCACCTAAAAAAGAGGTAATAACCAATGACACCAGCGCAGATACTTGCGAGTATCCGAGCGCAAGTTGATGAGGCAACGGCAAATTTTTATAGTGACAATGAAATTTATGCGTATATGTGGCAGGGCGAATGCGCCATCAACGATGAAGTGGAGTGCGCGGAAGGAACAGACACAAGCATAACAACGGTAATCGGTACAGCAGAGTATACAAAACCAACGGACATGCTTTTTGCCAAGCGTGTATTTTGGGATAAATACCGTTTACAAAAAATTGATTTTAGAGAACTTGAAAATCAAGAAGGTTTGTCATATGGAGCCGATATTCAATCCGGGCAACCTTATGGATATTATGAATTTGCTGATCAAATAGGTTTTTATCCAACACCTAATGCTGCTCAAGCAGTAAAAATATGGTACATTAAGCAACCGGCAGTCATTACCAGTTCGTCTACAACGTTTACAATTCCTCAATTATTTCATGATTTAATTCCCGATTATTGCTTGTGGAGAATGTGGGGCAAGGATCAGGAAGAAAATCGTGCTGCGTTTCACAAACAACAATGGGAAGAAAATTTATTGGCAGCGAAAATAAGATGGGCAAAATATAAGAAGAGTGATAAAATAATAGTGGTAAAGGATAGTGACAGGTTCCCAAATTCATACGCCGGTATGATATAATGTCAAAGTATCAATATGAAATCCCCGTTTTTGATGGGGGATTGAATACAAAAAATAATGCAGGAAGTTTGCCGCCGAATCAATCGCCGGACCTGCTCAATGTTGTTTTTGATGATTATGGAGCCGTTGGAACCCGTAATGGCCAGGCAATATTTAATACCGCACCTATTGGCAGTGCCGTTATTGATGGGATAATTTCGTACAAAAAAAACAATCTTACTTCTTATCTTGTTGTTGCTTGTAATGGATCTATTCATTATGCAAGCGGAACGACATTTATTTCGCTGCCATCATCGACGGGAATATATACATCTGGCGTTGACGTTTCTTTTTTGACTAGTAAGGATTTCCTGGTAATAAGTGATGGATATGCAAGGCCATATAAATGGGATGGCACATATTTTACCAATCTCGGGGTATCTGCGCCCTCTAATTGTTTGCTTGCTTCCGGCGCCTCCGGTATTCTTACGGGAGCATATCAATATGTTCTTACGGGGGTAAATTCAGCCGGAGCTGAAAGTAATTATGGAACAGCAGCAAGCTTGACCGTTGCAAGCGGACAAATAAATATATCGGGGATTCCTTCTTATCCTGTTTCTGCTGGTGTAAATTATTTGTATTTGTATCGTAATACCGCTACTGTTTCCGGTGTTTATTATTTAGTAACTGCGATAACAAATGGTACTACATCTTATGTAGATAACCAGGCAGATAGTACGCTTGTTACGCAAGCGCCTATAGACAATGGAATAATGCCAAAATGCAAATATACTACGCAGTACCAGGGACGTATATTTGCTGCCGGAAACACTGCTAATCCAATGCGACTGTTTTTTAGTGAACCGGATAGCCCTGAAATATGGCCTTCCGTAAATTATCTTGATATTAATTCAGGTGATGGGTATCCTATTACAGGGATTTCCAGTTTTTCAAATTCAATTATTATACAAAAAAATGATGATAATGGCAACGGTTCTGTATATTTGCTCTATATTCCCGACTCAACAGGTGCGACTGGAACAGACAATTGGTATTTGGTAAAAAGCCCAACAGCATACGGCGGCCAAAGCGGAAAAGCGCTGGTATTTTTTAATAACGTACTCGCTTTTATTAATGCCAAAGGCGTATATGCATTGAGTGGACAAGATTTGGCACAAAGCGCGGCAGATTCAAACGTAGGAAGATTTGCTACCGATAGCCATTCGTTTGATATTGAGCCATCTATATTAGCGATGAATCAATCAAAAATAAAGGGCATTGCGGCAGTCGCATACAAAAACAAATTGTGGTTTTCTGTTCCTTCTTCTGCTGCGTCTACAAAAAATGATGCAATTTATCAATATGATTATTTGCGGATATCAAATTCGGATCAGAATACCGGCGCATGGTCAAAATTCGATACGCATACTATAAATAATTTTACCGATCATGCTGGGAATTTGTATGGCGGGTCTTCTGTTGCCAACGGGTATGTTTATCAATTGGATACTACGCATAATGACATTGGAGCGGCAATAAATTCTTATTATGTTACATCAATTATATCGGGAGCCATTGAACATAAAGACAATACAAAGATATGGCGCTTTTTGATAGTATGGTTTGAATGTACTGGTGCATGGAATTTGAAAATTGAGTATTTGCTTGATTCAGGGTTGACTTATAGTGATCCTATATATATTAGTTTGAGCCCTGGTGGAGCTTTATGGGGGACTGCAATATATAATTTAAACAATTGGGGCGGTGGACTTACAAGACAAAAAACCAAGGTTGGACTATTTGGAGCTACCAGTAAAGATATTCAATTTAAGTTCTCGACGAATACCATAGATAATTATTGGAAAATTCACAAGATACAGGTACAGTATAACTTGAGAAGCGTTCGATAGTGAGGCAATACAATGGCTGACACTCAAAACAATACAGATAATGGCGGCATTGAAAAGGCCGGTGGAAAATCCATTTATGATATTCAGAGGGAACAGGCAGCAACGCAGGCCGATCAATTGCGGCAGCAGCGTCAACAGGCATTAAAGCGCAGGGTCGCCGCACAAAATATATCTGGAAGCGGAATCCAAGAAAGTGCACAGCGCCAAATAGAGCAAGATGTAGGCAATGTATATGGTCAGGGAGTAACGGCGGCAAATGCTGCGGAAGCAGCGGCAAAACAGGCACAACAGACCGCGGCAACGCAACAGCAATATCAAAAAGAATTGCAGAGCGCGCAAATTGCCAGCACTGAAAAAATTGCAATGGGAGATTTGAGCTTAAGAGAAAAACAACTTGCACAGCAAGGAGCGCAATTTACTACCGAAGAGGAATTTAAAAAATATGCTCTTGAGAAGCAATATACCGATGCGGAAGAGCAACGGGCATGGCAAGCAATGCAAAATGAAAAGGCGCAACAAGCAACAGCATCATTGCAAGGGGCACAGATAGCATCAACGGAAAAAATGCAAAGCGCACAGATAGCAAGTGCGGAAAAACTTGCGTATTCTGATTTGAGCTTGAGAGAAAAACAGCTTGCCCAGCAAGGAACACAATTTGCCAGTCAGCTTGATTTTAATAAATGGGCTACACAGCAAGGATTTACAGAACAAGAAGCGCAAAGGGTATGGCAGGCGAATCAAAATTCTCTTGATAGGCAACAAAAGGGAGAGTTGACCCTTGCCGATTTGAATGAAAAAGAGCGAGAATTTAACGCTAATTTAGCACAACAGGGATATCAATTTAATACTGAAGAAGATTTTAAGAAATATGCATTACAAGCAGGTCTTGACGATAATGCGGCAGCAAGAGTATGGCAGGCGGGTCAAAATGACAAGGACAGGCAATCACGGGAAGCGCTTGCCTATGCTGGAATAAATGAACAAGATAAACAGCTTGCAATGCAAGCTAAACAATTTGACAGTCAGCTTGAATGGCAAAAAGAAGCTGCTCGGATGAATTTAGATGATGCCGCCGCCGCTCGAACATGGGATGCTGCTCAAAAAGACAAAGCAATTGAATCAAGCGAAAAGGTTGCTTTTGCACAAATGGATTTACAAGATAAGCAATATGCAAGGCAGGCATTGGAATTTGATAATCAATTAGCATGGCAAAAAGAAGCTGCAAGGCTGGGAATTGATCAACAGAATGCGCAAAATTTGTGGCAAGCCGCTGAGAATGATAAGGCGCAATATGCGCAAGAGCGAATAACGCAAATGAATAATGATAATAAAATAGAAATTGAAAAAATGGCTGGGGATATTCAGGCCGGAACAATGACTTTGCAGGCAGAGCTTGATAAACAAAAATCTATAGATCAGGCAAAAGCTACTTCTTACTACAATATGGGTCTTGCCGCTAAGGACGGACAAACAAAACTTTCTGCGCTTGATTTGTCCGCACTTCAAAAAAGTGATCCATTAGCCTATAGTTCTTATCAGGCGGGAGTTGCCGGAAGATCATACGCCGATGTACAACAAAACCAAGAGGCGCTAAGTCAGTATAGGGCATTGTCTATAATGAATCTTGACGAAAAGTCAAATGATTATCAGGCGCAAGTTCAAAACATATTTAAATCGACGGGAGTTAATGCGCCGAATATCAAACCGACAGTTCAATTACAATCTTATACAACAAGTCCAGTAAAAGCAATAATAGCTCAAGCTCAACAGCTTGCAAATTCTCAAAAATCAACGCAAAATTCATATCCAGCTCCCGACAATTCTATTGATCCAAACATAACTTATTATACGCCTTGATAAATAAATGAAAGGAACAAAATATGCCATTAGCCGCACTGATACCAATTGCAATTGCTGCTGCTGAAATTGGAGCGCAACTATGGAAGGGAAGCGAAGAAAGCAAGTCCAAGAAAGAAATGGCGGCATTTGAAGATAAGGAACGGAATGAACAAATTAAGGAAGGACGAAAAGCGGCAATTGCCAGGGCTATGAATTTTGACCAAGGGAAATATAGATATCCGCGTGTTCCCGGTACTCCGCCTTTGCCTAAAAACACTGCATTTGCTGATACGGTTATAGGCATTGGAAAGGGTTTGGGCTCCATGAGTGGCGGCATGGGTGGTGCTGGTGGTGATATGGGTGGTGCTGGTGGAGATGCGGCTGGTGCGGGCGGATAGTATGGCAATGGAAGGTGC